TTCTTCTATGATGGGGGGTTCGGGGAGGCGGGTAGTCGGGATAGCTGCCGCAGTCTCATCCAGAATAGGAGGCTGTGGAATAGGCTCAAGAGGTATCGCTTCAGCCGTTTCTTCAAGGATCGCGGGCGGCGCGAGCGGCGGCCCCTCTTCTGCTACCGTTTCAAATTCTTCGGGGAGTCCTTCAGTGGGGTCGGGTGGGGGTACTGGATCCGGTGTGGGGCGAGCAAAGGGGCCACCCACGCTACCAACAAACCCACCAGTAAGGCCACCAATAGCAATGGCATTAGCAATATTCTCCACCCGCTGTGCCAACTGGATGTCTTCCGGGGAAGCGCCCGTAGCCTCGGTGTATTCACCCGTCGTCTCCTGAATGATCTGCTGCGCACCTTCGGTAAGCGCCTCTACAGTGAGGCCCTTCTTGCCGAACTGGAGCATCCGCTTGGCAACTGAGTGTGCGATTTTTTCTTTGGTTTTTTTCCTGAAGGGAGCAGTGAGGGCAGAGAGACCGGCCATATCCAAAGCGGCCATCGCCACACCCGGACCCAAAGCTATGCTAGCCGCCGTGTCAGGATCTACCTTTTCCTGCTCAACCAGATAATCATAAGTATCGCCATAGTTCTGGAGGAAAGATCCCGTACCAGCCCCAACACGCATCCCTACCCCTACGCCGATAGGGCCACCGGGTGCCCCTGCTATCCCACCAGCAACAGCACCAGCCAATGGCACACCTAAGGAAGCAACGCCTTGCCCTAATCCTTGACCGACGTAATCCAGAAAAGTATCAAGGTCTTTGATTTGAGTGAGGGAGGGGACGCGAGCAACAAAAGCTTCTTTATCAGGCTCTGCTTCAAAGTCACTGACGATCTCAGAACCCCAGTCAGTGACTGTATCTGAGCCAAAGAAACGACCCAGCCCTTCGATGGCGCGCCCAGCCAAACGTGGGTTCTCTTGGGTAAGAGTGCCCCAAAATGAGCCAGCGAATTGTTCACCAAACCCCGATTCGCTAGGCTGAGGAGGGGGAGCTTCGTAGGGGAATTGTTGATTGATGTACGCTAGAGCTTCATCTTGCGTAGCGTCATCAGGAAACGAGAACTGCTGCCCTTCAAATTCATAAAGCTGTGCCATTCAGCAACTCATCACATCTAGAATGGATAGACTTGTCGTGGCGCGGCAACAATGTCGCCACTGTTAGGATCACGAATAGTCGTGTGAACACCTGCTGCCGTCTGTGGAGCGACACCAGTAGCCGCTCTGATTTGTTCTAGTTCCTTTTTATATTCCTTTAATAGCTCTTTCTTCACCTTATCAGGATCATCTCCATACAGATCCTTTAGCCTACGTTCAACCCGTTTTCCTGCGAGGCTCCGTACCCACTGATGATAAGTTTGAAGGGAAGCCTTTGATGCAGCATAAGGAGATTGAGCACTGCCAGCGCCCCAAGCCTTTCTTATTGCTTCTCTTGCCCCGGGGAGGGGGTTACCGGGTTTACCATCGACATCCTCAAACCACCTTTTCCAATGAGGACTTTCCTTGTGGCTTGCTAATATATCTTCTTCAAATCTCTGATAGGCGTCTGGTTTTCTCTTAAGAGCCGCCGCCTGTAATTCCAATGTAGCCCGTGCCAAGTCCTCTTTAGCACCCGCCGCTCTGGAGGCAGCTAATCCCTTCATGCCCTCCAAGCCACCTCGTCCCAATGAACCAAGGGCAGTTGCTCCGGGCAGTTGCGCTGCCGCCGCCGTCCCAAATCCAGCGCGCGCTAAAAATTCCCATAGATTCTGTTGGTCTCTTTCTTTTTGGCCCGCCAAGAGAGCACTCGCAGCAGAGGGTATTCCCGCAGCATCATCAACAGTAGCGTCATCAAGTGCACCCGGCTTCCCAGCAGCCATATTCCTGAGAGCACCCTGCCTCCAACTTCCCGGCCCCCCGAAAGCAACGGTCCTCGCATAAGCTTCACCCATATCAGGAGGAGCAAAACCCGGCGGAGTAGATGCCGCTACTAACGGCCTCTCACTCTGACTCAGAGCTAACTGCAAGTTAGGTGGATCAGGAATAGGATCAGCAATTTTATAACCCCCGACAAAGGGCAATCCCCCAACTTTCTCAGCATAAATCCTCTTAAATGCTTCTTTATCCGCAGCACGTTGCTGCTCCATGTTTTTTCTGTATATCACATCGTTAATCGGGGCTGCTTCAGAAAAACGACCAGTCTGAATACCTGCAAGCTCTGGGACTAGAGGCTGTACTGTTGATGGCGGAGCATCAGGCGAACCAGAAAGCACAGTCTCTTCCTTGAAGCGTTCAGGAACCGGCAGCCCAAGCCGCCCCACTAACCGCCTACCCGCGCCCCCTAAATCAATTGCGCCTTGTAGCACTTTTTCACCTATGCCACCCGCCTGACCTATGCTTGTGCCAGATGCTGCTACCTGTGGCAGTCCACCTGTAGCTCCAGTTGTAGCTCCAGACATGAACTGCGGCGGAAGCCATGTCCCAGATAAGGGAACTGCTTCCTCAATTCGATTTAACCAATCCACGGCCATCAGCGTTTCATCAGGTGACACAATAGGTTGTTCAGCAAGCTGTACTGGAGGCTGTGCTGTAGGCACCGCAGAAATAGCAGCCTCTTCTTCTGTTAGCGGTTTATCCCCGGCAGTAAAGAAAACATTCCCGCCAATATCCACCTTATCAGGTGTCAAGGGCGTTGTGAGGTTGCCTTGAGAATCATAGAAATCTTTAAGACTCTTGCTAATAGTCCCTCGTTTGGCAGTTAAGGTGGGGTTCTCAAAATTGAGCGAGCCACCAACAGGATTCGCCGCATTGAACGACCGCCCATCAAAGAGCGCCCCCGACACGAAGTATCTCGTCCAGCCGCTTGCTGGTAAAAGCTTGTCTACATCATGTCCTGCCTTCCCCACTGGCTCAAATTGTTGTTTTGCTTCAAGAACTTCCTTAACACTATCCCCCCATTTGCCATCTCTGAGACGATTTATAATTACTGCCGTTACTGCAAATATGCCCTTTACATCATCCCCAGTTTCCTGATCAACAACCCTCGCAATTCTGTCTTTATCTTCATCAGTTAGGCTCTCAATCACCTCCTCAATAGACTTAACCCTACCTCCCTTAGCCATCCTCACAACACCACCTTGCTCCATCATCATGGGGGGAACAGCCTGACGGGCCATTGGTGGAGGCACTGCTCTGGCAAGAGCCTGCATCTGAGGAGGAACACCCGGTGACATCTGCCGTTGGGGTAGCGCCCTGATACCCTGCTGGGCTTGCGGGGGCATACGTCCCTGCATCATCTGAGGAGGAGGCCCCTGCATCATTTGAGGTGGAGGACGGCCCTGCATCATCTGAGGTGGACGGCCCTGCATCATAGCCTGCGGCCCCATTAGAGGACGGGGCTGCTGTGGTGATGCGCCACTAATAACATCATCAGCAACCGTAGTCTCCGCTTCCTCTACATCAGCCCTATAGGCGTCTTCCATACGCTTACGGCGATCCAACTCACTAATGATTAAATATGTATCAACAGCCCCGGGGTTCTGTACTTGCTGTAGCAAAACTTCCTTAGAAAGACCCTTCAGAATCTCTGTTATCTGTAAGATATTGGTCATAGCGCTATCCAGTAAGGGTTTTGTAAGCACCAAGAGCACCAAGGCCAGCACCAGCCAACTGACCCGTAAATGATCCCGGTGCTTGGTATTGGTAAACCTCGGACTGAGGTGTAACGGGCACTCCCTGTAATAGGCCAGCCAAGAACTGAAGCTGCCTACGCTCAAAGTCCCGCTGATTAAGGAAGTCCTGATAGGCCAAATCAAGGTTGGCCTGATCCATTTTCTGATAAGCAGCCCCCACTCCCTGCAACGCCCCAGCTTGAGAAAGCTGTTGCTGTAATATTTGAGGGTCCATTCCAGCGGCGGCAGCCGCAGCCTGTAATCCATACTGCGCCTCCTGCAACCTCTCTGCTCCCCCAAGTTGAGCAGCCTGTACGCGAGCAGCACGATCCCGCTGGAACTGATCCATTGCCTGCTGTTGAGCTAAACGAAATCCCTCCGAGCGTTGACGGCTTTCAAGATCGCCCATACGCTCCTCGAATTGACCGCGTGCCAATGATTCTTCCACGGCAGCACGGCTTCCCGTGCGCGTTCCACGCCCCACACGGGCAGCTTCCCTTTGCTGGGCCTGTAACCCAAACTGCGTTTCAGCACTCCTCCGCTGCCCACCAAGAACATCCTCCAAATAGGGATCAAAATAGTCCTTATAATCATAAGATGGCCTGTATTCCCCTATAAGCCCGCTGTAGCCCTGTGCTTGAAATGGGCGTGGTCCGAACCCGGCAGCAGGAGAAGGCCCCTCAGCACCCCCTACAGGAGCCTGAGGAGGCGCCCCCACCTCACCAGCAGGGGGTGGGGGAGCATACGGACGGTTAAGAATATTGGAGTAATAGTCCTGCGCAGCGTACATTCCCTGAGGAGCGGTTGCGCCTGCCTGTGTCTGCAACCCAAATCCTAGGCTCTGCTCCGGTGCAAATGGGGCAATGCGTGGTCCCGGGTAACCCAAATAGGGCTGATCGGTAACCGTTTCGCCTCGCGTTAAAAGACGCTCGTAGTAAGGCTGTGCGTATTCGGGAAGACTAGTCTGTGTAACCGTGCTCTTAGTGGGCGTAGGGTTGACACCCCCGCCACCTCCACCTTTACTCATAGCCTTTCTCCGTAATAAAGAACGTCGCGTTCCATCCGATGTCTCTCAATGCGCGAACCCATCCCCTGCGTCCCGTCAGTTCAATGCCTGCGCAACCATGATCCATACCCCACCTTTGCAGCATCTCATCAAGATCCCCCATCCATTCCATTAAACGGGTGCCACCCAGAAACTGGCCCGTCAGCATTCTCTTGCGCGGGTACTGCGTGAATGTGGTGGTACATGTTGCGATAATCTCGTCCTCATCCAACACCACCCACAGGTGGCTCTCTTGTGTGACTACCAAATGGTACACATCCTCAAGAGTGAACCTTCCTAAGGACTGCTCCACAGCAGGCTTGAGCAACGGAGCGACTTCATCCCAACACTCCGCCACCCTATCGTAGGGGACAATGGAAACCTTCACGCAACCCCTACTTCTTCAAAGACTTCCTCAACCCCTTCCTCGCCTATGTAGTTGGGGCGCTTGATAGTTCCATGTGCCATCATCCTTAGCTTATTGCGCGCCGCATCCAACCGCCTAGCTCCTGCCTCGGTATTGCCGTCACCGGCCAATGCCACATCATCGGCAGACCAGATGTGTTCACCGCTGCTCACATTAATCGCCTCCCTGCCGTCGATGTTACCTCGCCGCAAGTCGTCACGGCCACCGTCTGCACCACGAACAAGGCCCTCGTGCGCACGACCCAACCCCCTTGCGCGCTCTTCCTGTATAATTATACGGCGCAGTCCCTCGAAAGCACCGGGACCAAAGACCTCGGCAAAGCGGGTGATAGCTATTTCAGGCTCTGGATGGTCACCTTTTATGGCCGCGATAGCCTGTTGAGTGACATCTTCAATCAAAGCCTCAGCGCCTCCCGCTATGGGAAGGGAACCAATGCCGCCTTCAGCAAGCTCCGTAGGCGCTTCTACCGGGAGATCGGTTATGCTGCCCTCGACCTCTTCAACTGTTTCGGTCTCTTCAACCTCGTCATCAATGGGGAGAGACTGAAGGCCGCCAGCTTGAGCGTATTGCGTGTAACCCAAACGATGGGGGTCCATGATATTAGGATAGAAGAAGCGTCCCTCGGGACCGTAGCCATACTGGGTCAAGTCAGCAGTCTGAGCTAATTGTGTGGGCCGACGGGTGTCGGGCACAAGTCTGGGATCGCGATAGGTTCCACCTGTACCTGACGTAGGCAGAGGGCCAGTATACTTAGGTAGCATAGCCTGTTCGGCAGCCATCCCACCCAGTCCACTAAACGCCCCAGCAGCGGTAAACGGATTATCCAACATAGACGCAGTCATTTTTTGAGCGCCACTTTGAATGCCAGATAGCCCCGAACCCCCAGCAAACTGGGGAGCACCAAAAGTCCTTTGATAGTCAGCGAGATTATATGACCCAGTCAAGGGATCTGTTCCCTGAGCAACCATTTCTTCTATTGGAAGAAATTGCTGACTGGCTCCAAGACCCCCCTCACCCACAACTTGACCTGCTTGAAGGCTACCAGCTTTAATTGGCTCATATCCCGTTGGTGCGCCACCTAAAAATTCCGCACCTCCTCTGAAAAGACCAGCAGTTACTGCCGTCCCTAATCCTGCTAGTAGCCCCTTTTTGAGAGGATCTTCTTCTCCCAGCATATAACTCTGTGCAGCTTGTCCAAGCCCTGCACCAGCCCCCGTTGCTAAAGCCCCTCCTAACCACCCAGCAGGCCCCAAGGATGCACCCAACATACCCCCTAACAACGGCCCCAAGAAATTCTCAGGCAATCCAGTATCAGGGTTCCTAGTGACTCCCCCCAGAGAAGCAAGTCCCGCCACTTCATCGGGGCGCATATGCATGAGCATGGTGTCGCCGCCACGTCCTTGGCGCGCCACCTGTTTGGCTTGGTTGCGTAGCCCCATCAAACCGCCTCCTTGTGCCACTTGGGGCCGATAAAATAAATCACTAGGCAACCCCCTAAAGCCCGCTGTAGTAAAATCATAACCCTCATACGGCTGCGGGTTAAAAACCTGTGGCCCATAAGGATCACGGTAGGTAGCCGCCTCTTCCAAGGCAGGCAGAGGTGGAGGACGCCGTAGTTGAGGTGGGAGAGGTTCATCATCTCGACCCCCAAAGTCTTGCGGTGGCGTTTGCAATCCCAATTGTGCGACAGCCGTCTCCGCATATGGATCGCCTACACCACGACGCTCTTTAAAACCAAACTGAGGATCATTCTCCGCCCTATATGGACCGAATCCAAAAAAATTCCCAAGCCCTCCGAGCCAACTCTCCTCCTCAAGTTCCGCTTGAGCAATAGGTAGAGAGAAAGGACGACCCGCACCTTGAAGCCTAGCAGCAGTAGCTGCCTCAATAATATCCCCTACCCCTTCTGAAGAGAGTCCCCCTGTACCACCACCACCGCCGCCACCATAGTCGACGCCCCAGCCTTCCGGCCCACCATAATCAGCACCAATATCAGCAGGAGCAAACCCACCCCCGCCACCAACATCAATGCCGTCCCAATCTGTTCCAGCGCCGCCGATATCTTCTGGCATTGTATTTCCTAACTTGTTGTAACCGTTACGGTTCCAATTGCACTAGCTGCCGAAACGGAACCTGAGTATCCTACATTAACAAGCACGATCTTCAATGTGCCACTGTCGTTAAAAACAGAACCTGTCGCCAACTGAAAGCCACTCGTGGGCAAGTCCGTCAGCACCAACGTAGTGCCGCGCAAGGCCCCCGGGTTGGCTACCTGTTGCACGAACGCATTAAGCGTCCTCACCAGATCATCGGCATATGCCCTCTCATACCCTTCTGGCGGGGAAGGGAAGACCGGCAGGCCGCCCTTGAAGTTCATCTCCTGCCATCCGGCCTTATGTTAAGGCGCGGTACTCCCAGCCTCCATTGCACGCCAATCTCGGTGCTCGATACCCTGAGAGCAACGCCGCGCCCTCTAATGCGGACGTGCAACTGGTTGGTGAACTGCTCCACAGGGGTGGTAGCAGTACGGGTGGCCGTCTCATCCTGAGATTCATCGTAGGCAGCACCGGGATAGTTACGCGCCTTGATGGTGAACGTCGCCGTGGGGTCCATAGATGTCGACCCATCGAACGTGAGGTCAGGAAGGACGCGGTCCACGAAACTGAAGCTATCCCCCTGCCCTATATCAAACTGAGAGCTTTCAATATAAGAATCAATAGCGGAGCCATCGTCGTCATTCCCATTCTCGTGGTTATAAAGATAAGGCGAAGCAGTCGTCCCCGTTGCCTGAGGGTAGGTTCTGATGCCCCTGTCGATCCACGCTGTTCTAGCTAACGACCCATAATACCACAGGTTTTCCCCATAGTTATAGACAACATACGAATCGTTTTCAGTCGCCGTGGACGACGGATAAAACCATATAACCTCCGTAAACTCTGAATTGACCCCCGCATAGATGGTCCGCAAGAGATTAGCATTAAGGTTGCCGAAGACCTTGAAGCGCACCGCACACGGGAGCGCCTGAACGCGCCCATCGTAACGATAGAAGGTATCCCTGCCCATCCAGAAGATGAGGTCGTCGACACTGGCTACGGCATTGGGACCAATAATCGTAATGGCCCCCGAAATCTGGGCCAGACCAAACGTATCGGGAGGTCCGAGAAACGTCATCGAATGAAGGGAGGTGTCAGTCCATATCAATATTTCTCTTTTGGTTTCAACGGCCTTGACGAAAGTAGAACCCGATCCAAGAACCAAATCACCGGCAGTAGTGGTCTCGTCAATATCCCAATTAATCCTGCTGTCCTGATCGGACCAACGGACAAGAAGGGGATCTTGAGCAGAAGAACCCACGGCATTGCAACCAAAAGCAATAATGTGGCCGTCCCTATCCGAGGTCAGTATCTGCTTGGCAACGGTGGGCACGTTGCTGGCGTCCGTCTCAGTCGCCAAATCAACAGCCGCAGTGAGCAGACCGTTGTCCCTTTCCCAGACATAAATAGCGCTATCCCTCACGTTAGCAAGAAGGTCTTCGCCATAGTTATCCTGCGACCACAGAGGTAGCTCAGTTCTCACGGCGATCTCCGCAGGATCTCCCCAGCCAATAAAGGCCCTCGCATCCTGTACAGGTGCGGCATCGGCATGAGTAGCTCCCGTTGTCCCCCTAGTGCCCCGGGTTATTCCAGTGAGATCATTAGTCGAAACACCCGTATAAGTGATCAGTTCATTATCTACGAGGATCACCCCGAGATAAGTAACAGCATCAGAAGCCGTGTGAGGAGCAGCAGTCGTACCAAAAGCGCCCCGAGTTAAGTCACTGAATACATTACCAGACAGGGTTTTGTAGCCGATAATCTCTGTGTTAATCGATACCGTTCCGGCTGCCGCAAAGCCTGTCGAGCTAGCCACTGTAAACGACGTGTCGGCATCCGTTATACCGTCACTCAAGGTGGTGCTACCCGCAGCAAAGTCAGTAGCGCTCGTCAGGGCAATATTCGACGTGGACGTTGGACTTGATATCGCGCCGTTTAATGTGGTGGAAACAGCACCAGTAACAGCACCGCCCCACAAGCCAGCACTCCAACCAGTACCGCCAGCGGTCGAAGCAGGGCCAGTATTGATCTGATACGTCGCTGTGAACGCATCTCCTCCCGAACCAGTTCCGGTCGAGGTTGCGGCACTCCCCACGGTAATGGTGTAAATATTGGCATCGGTAACACTTGTTATCTGGTGCTCCGTGTTAAGGTCGGCAGCAAGGATTCCGTTGACCGCACTAAGTCCGGTAAACGTCACAAAGTCATTCTGTATAGCACCATGTCCTGAATCCGTAACCGTTACCGTCGTCTCCGTGTCAACTGTAGCCAACGCCGCTGCCGTCAATGACGCCGTCCGTCGAATAGGAGTAATGTCGTAAAACGAAACACCCTCTTGAATATAGAGCTTGAGGTTCGTCCCCACCCCTAAGAAATCAGAGCCATCATTGGCAACCCAATTGTGCAAAGAACGGCACGCCCCTTGGAAGGTTGAAGAAGAAACCTTCTGCCAACCACCAAATTTTTCCGGCAGGCCGAAACGAAAGCGAACCATATCCCCATCAAACCACCCTCCCTCGTTGGCATAGGAAGTCGTCTCCGTCACGATACCGGGGCGGAGGGTGATGTTCTGCAAGGGCATTAAATCAGTCCAGTGGATCGGGCCAGTCGTGCATGGGAGCGTTGCCGTCATCAGGCGCGACAAACATATTCTTCAGCCCAGTGACTGTCTTCTTTGCGGCAATGGCCTTGGTGATCTTCTTCTCCACCGCCCTCACCGCAGCACGATATGTCGCCACGTCATCGGGGATCGCTTCCTCTGTCTCTGTCTGCCTAATGACGTACCAGTCAGTAGACTTCAATAAGCTCAGAGCACTCTGCGCTGTACGCTCCGTGTGTTTTTTCCTCAACTCATCCATCGGCTTAGGCGTGACGTTGTCCCACACACGCACCACCTTCTCGGATTGGATGTCGTAGCGCTCTCCCCTGTAAGTGTAGAACTCGCTGTCTTGATGCTGGATCTCCAACGGGAAGACGCCGATGTTGGCAAGCTGGTGTTTGTCCCATGCACGGAAGATCGCCGCCGGGTGCTGTATCTCATCAATGGTGATGGCTTGAGCGCCATTGATGATTTTGATGACCTGATTACCCTTACGCACACACCACATAACTCACCTCGCTACGTCTTGTTTGCCTTTACAACTACCTTTTTCAGATGCTCTATCTCGCTCCTGAGCGTGGCTAGTTCTCTGGTATCCTTCTCCAACTTCTCGGGACTGAGGATGCTGCTCACTATATCCAGCCTGTGCTTAAACAATCCATTGGACTGTTCGATTGAGTCGAGACGATTATCCAACTCTGTTTTGCTCTTGAACAACACCTCCACTCTTTCCAGCAGACCGTTGATCTTGTATTTGGCAATCGCCGCCGATCCTATTATCGCCGCCACCATCGCTGCGAGGGATATGAGATTAGAGGTTGTAAGCTCCATCTCTACCTCGCTCTTGCCTGTGCAACTCCTGAACCTCCAAACGGATTTTCCGCAAAGGCAATGTAGATATAATCAGCAGTGTCTGTATTTTGGAATGTACTGCGGAGTTTGAATCCATTTGCTAAGAAATCCTGCGTTGCACCTGTATTTGTTCCATCAGTATCATCAACAACTAAAAAATCATCAAGTGGGTTAAATGGATCTCTCTTATTATCTACTAAGGTATAACTACCAACAGCACTAAACTTTTTCTGAAACAAATAACTAGGACGAAACCCCGTACAGACAAACGGACCGTCCGCATCACCATTACCGACATAGCTTCCGAAAGAGGAATATCCTTCAACGGGAAACCACGCATAGAAGACATATTCTTCAACTAAATTAACAGCATTATTATTTAAATTTTTTGCAAGAGTTATCGTTGTTGAAGATACTGCACTTATATACCCAGCATTTGGAGTTACTTCGGCACCATTATGATCTATTTGCAGGATCTTATTAGCGGATAATGAAGTATGCCAAAGAGTCCACGAACTAGACCTCTCAAGAGGTTTCACTATAACCAATTCAGGGGTAACCCCAAGTCCGTGACCTATCGTAGAAGAGACAGCGGCATTATCACCTGTATAAGTACCCATCGAAAATCCGGCAGCGGTATTTGCCCTGATCGTAGTCGTAATGGCACCATCCCCGTTACTGGTTTCCGCACCATCATTCGCCCATTGCCACAGAACATAACTTTCGGCAGACGTATTAACTGCATCCATGTTTCCTATCTGTACACCCTGCTGAAGGAATCGTTGTACAGAATTAGTATCGGTATCTTGACCGTCAGTAGTATTACTTTCTACATAATTATAAATTCCAGTTACCCTCGTCTGAAGGATATGATTATCAGTAGCATCCCGGTTCTTGATCCAAGAGAAGCCGGTGATGCCAGCGGTGTTGGCTGGTAGGTTGTCCTGTTGGAAAGCTAAAAAATCTGTTGGTGGTGTATATCTGAAATACCCACCGGCAGTAGCATCTAGTGTCGTTGTCGCCCCATCGAAATAACGCCACTGACCGAAATTAAAAGTACAGGTATGACTAGCATTAAAAAGCAACTCTATAGCCCATTTCGATATATTCGGACCTCCGAATATTCCCGTTATGGCAGGGTTTGTGCCAGCACTAGGATCACCGCTACCCATCCACGTATCATTTTTTGCAAACCACATATGTCCCGCATCTAAATCCATTGCGATTTGAAACACATCTCCAGATACATAACCCGTTCCGAAAGTTGTAAAGTCACCCCTCACATTTTTTTGCCCTGTAGACCCTGATGTAGTACCACCAGCACTATCATAATTTCTGTATCCAAATGCATTTTCGCCATAAATACTATTATCCGCAATTAGATTGTTAAGATCAATAATTCCAAATGCCATTGTATTAGCGCCAACCACCATCGTATCTATTCCAATTTCAACATACCATTTTCCGGTAGAAGCACCCATAAAAGCAGGGCCAGAAGGATTACCCGATGATTGCGTATATGTTAAGTTTCCCTGCGTTAATCCCGCTGCTAGAGGTTGTATCCATGATATGCCGGTACTATCCCAACCACCATCCATTACATTAAAGTTCTGTGACGGCGTGTCGTACATCTGGTTGCTGCCGTTGGTGCTGTCCAGATTAGTTTCGGCCCAATCATTACCTTCACCGGAGGTATCATCACCTAAATTATTTTCAGAAGCATAGGCAAGGTAAGTGCCGTTGGTTCCAAAGGTTAGACCTGAAACATCCTTTGGTATCCAACGACCTGTTGAAGTATCAGTCTCACCAAAGCTGGAAGCAGCGTAAGCCGTTCCATCAATAAAAACAGTTTCAGCTAAATATCCATCATAGGGTATATCCCCCGCTGGTTCTCGTTGACCTATTCCGTGTTCAACATTGGTTTGTACGCCACCCTCAAAATTTAATGCTGGATTCGTATCCGTTGAAAAATTGGTAAGTTCCACCCCATCATAATATATCCGAACTCTGTCACCTGCTGTGGCATCGGTAGTATCCCATGTCAGCACGATATTGTGCCATGAACTTGTATCTAAAAATAATCGGTCTGTGGCGAGATAAGTAGTACCTCCAGCATTAAATTGAAGTGTATTAGCACTTCCAAATATAAGAACACCAGAATTAGCTGTGGTTGCACCAGAAGCTGGTTGTGTCCCAAATATGTGTCCGTTAACATCAACTTTCCCTCGTTTTACCCAAGTTGAGAACGTCCACGTTTTTCTATCACTAGCATCAAAGGTCCGGCTTAAAAAATCACTGTCACCACTATCAAACCTACAAGAAGCACCAACAGCAAACGTATCGGTGAAGGGTATGAAGTTACCTACACGCTGACCAGCGCCGTTGCCTTCATAGAGTATGGGGAGGAACTGATCTGTGGGTTTGGTTATGGTTGGGGCTGCAAGGTTAGCCGTGCATATAGGAAGATGGTCTGTAGCTGGAGTATCGTCAAACCCAAATTGTCCGGCGTTAATATTCGATATTGTAGTGCCATTATTAGTAAAATAGAGAGTGTACGGCCCGGTGGCTAATGTCATGCCAGAATCAGTGAATATATTTGAACCATCGAAAGATCCTGCAATAGTTCCGTTATCAAGATCTATATCCACCGCCACCCGCTGTCCAGCAGTTACTACCGTCAAACTGCCACTTTGCTCTACACCTCCCAACTGCGTCATTCCATCACCTGAAGAAGGCTTCATGAACCAGTTCCAGTAGCCACTAGCACTTGGATTGAAGGTACTGAGAGTGGGTGTTAGTCCAAGTCTATGATGACCACTACCACCAAGAGTTGTCATAACAAATTCTATGTGCCATTTCCCAGTAAGTATAGGTGTTGTAGTAAGCGGTATAAAAACATCGCCACTGGCTATAGCTATTACTACTTTAGTATTCCCCTCACTCCAAGTCACTTCAGAAGCATAACCACCAGGAGCGGTGTAAATAGAAGACCCTGTACTATAATTCCCAATCGTCGTGCCGCTATCGGTGGGACTGTCGAGGGTTTGGTTTGATGCAGACATACTAGTTGTTGTAAAGTCGTTATCATTACCAGATACGTCGTTACCTAAATCGGAACTGTCTTCAAAATCCAACCAGAAACCATTTGTACCAAATGTTAAATCTGTAGGATTAACTGGTATCCAAACTCCATCCGAATTAAATTCCCCAAAATCACTAGGAGACGCTTCCACGCCATCAAGCATTACTGTCTCAGCCATGTACCCATCAAAAAAAGCATCTGTTAGTGTTGTATTTCCCGGTACTCCTTGAAGCACGGCACTAGAATTAATGTAACCATTAACATCGGCAACAGCTACATCAACTGTTGTGGCTGTCTGCACAATTCCATTTATATAAAACCTTACTCTGGTATTAGCCGCATCTTTCGTCACCATGTAATGTGACCAAGCAGTTGGATCTCGTTGAATTGCGGTACAATATATTTTACCTTTTTCTACACTCCCAACAGTTACATCCCACGCAAACCGTAAAGCAGAACTCACGGCTCTAAAAGAAAGACGTTCAAAATCATTCCCTGAAGTTCCGGCAATATAAAAATTACCTTCATTGGTGAAGTCCGATCCCAACTTCATCCACGTTGAAAAAGTAAACACCTTTAAATTATCTGCTGAACTCCCCGGCGTATAAGTCATAACGTCGTTAGTACCGTCATACCATACTGAGTTATCAATCGTATAGGCAGCAGCAACAGTAGTGCCGCTAAAGAAGCTGCTTGATCCAAAAGGTCCAGACATTTTAGGTCACATTCGCTAACGCTAACTGTGGAGTGCCGAGAGCTATCTTGTCAGCAGCCCAGCAGAAGTAGGGGATGACATCGATTGCCGATGCCGCTGTTGAGATCGTAAGACTGGCACCGGGAGCATAAAACTGAGTACCAATAGAAAGCGTTCTCGATCCCGATCCATCCTGCTCGAAGATGATCACCCCCGATTGCCCGATGCTTTCCGTCGTTGGGTTAGACAGCGTCACGTTGCCGGTGGCCGTCAAATAGAAGTTCTGGTAGGTATCGAAGTCGAGTGTCGTAGCGCCTGTAGTGGTGGCATCAACAAACACACTTGCATAAGCGCTATTGGCAAAGGCCACCTTACCACTGGATACGATGCGCATGACTTCGGCGGCAGTGGCTCCCCCTTTCATGGTTTTAAAGACCATGTCGAAGTCTTCTGCCGTAGACGTTACGTCGGTCGTCAGCGACTGAATGACGCCCCCCGTCTCGTTATTACCAGCACCAGTCTCGGTGATGAAATCCATGCCCACACCGATACCGGCAGCGGGCGATCCACTACTGGTGCGTGTCAAGGTGAGGGGATTGAGGACGGTAGTGGTGCCAGAATCCTCTTTACTCAAAACAGCCCCGGCGCTTCCCGTGATGCCACTGGTAACGGCAAGGGTAGAACTCAATGTCGTCGCTGCCGTGACGCCCAGCGTCGAGCTAAGAGTTGCCCCACTGGTAACAGCCAGCGTACTCCCTAGGGTAGCTGCCCCGTCAATGGCAGCCGCTCCGGTGCATTCAAGAGTGGCTATCTGAAGATCGGCCAAGGCATCCAAAACCGCAGCCCCAGCACCTGCACCGTCGCAGTATACGGCTACATTCTTGCCATTCTGGATAGTGACGTTGGCTCCAGCCCCCTGAGATACGTCTATGGTGCGGCTGGCAGAGAGGGCGTTCTCCATAATAAACCACGCCGTCGTCGTATTGGGTTCGATGGTGACAGTGCAATTTCCTCCAATATCCCCCGAATCCGCGAACTTGAGAACACGAAACATCCCAGCTTGAACATTGGATGTACCGCTGCCCGGCGAAGCCTCGCGCACAGTAAGAGTGTGGGATGTGCTGGACACCGTCACTGGAGAATACGCAGCGATCCGATCTATGATGTCCCAGTTGTAATTGGAGGTGGTTCCCCAAGTGCCAGCTTGGTCGCCACTCCCCATTTCCTCAATGCCTAAGTTGGTCGTGTATGAACTTGCCATTTTTACCTCACGCTGCTCTGCTTCCTATTTCAATCCAGTCTGGTGTCTGACTGGGCACAATCGGCTCCCAAATCACCGGGTAATTAAGAGTGTGGGTTGCCTCGACCCCCGTCACGCTGAAGATAAATCCGGGGGCGGTAACCGTTCCTATAGCACCCGCAGCCTCCACACCCGTAGGCTGTACAACCACACCGCCGCCTTCAACCACCGTCTCACTGCCCGTCGCCCCCGCAGCCGACACCCCGGTAACCGCAATGTCGGTTCCCCCAGCCACGGTAGAGCTACCAATAGCGGCAGAGATCTCTTCACCAGTAGCCGTAACAAGAACATCCCCACTAACGCTTTCAGTGCCGGTAGCGAACGCTCCTTCGACGCCGCTCTCGACAATGGTAACGCCGGTTCCTTCACCTACCGTATAGGTGCCAAACGAATACTGAGCCTGAACACCTGTCGCAGTAACCGTAACCCCCGCACCCTCGACAACGGTCGTCGTGCCGATACCCGAAGCAAAGGTAAGAGTAGCCAGACCGCCTGTGTTCCACGCCCCCTCGTTCCAGCCGGATCTTCCCCAGCCGGTTCCAAAGATAATGGTGACGGCAGCCATGACTTTACGCTAGACGAATGATGGCGTTGTTCGCGTCGTTGGCGGGATACTGGATGGTGAAGTCACCCGCTGAAGACGACTTGTCTCCGCCAAAGTCGAGCACAGCTACCGATGGATCGGCGTCATGGGTGACATCTCCGCCAGTCCCAGCGGTGCTGAGAGTGGAGTTGTAGATCACGGCACATCGGGCATTTGAGATAGTGGACGAAGCCCACGTCGTATCAGCGAAGTCGAGAAACGCCGTGGGTACGGAACTGCTGTTGTCAGACAGCCCAAGAGTAACGCTTCCAAGCGCCTCCCCGCCAGCCGAATAGGCTGTTCCTGTAACCTCGTTGGTCGCCGTATACCCGGTCAGGTCTTCATTCGCATCGGTCTTGCTCGACGTGAACATTGCGATCTTGAAAGTGTCAGCCGCAATCACACTGGCCCCGGTGCGGGAATGGGACATCCAAAAGTGGATGCCAGCCGTTATCTGTTCCTTATAGGAACCACACATCGCTTGGTTAATTGCCATCTAAAGTCTCCTTATGATCTCTGCTTCCTCGTGGAACCCTTCCTTCTTCAGAACATTCCACAGCGTGGTACGGTCACTAGCGATAGCTCTCTTCATGTACTCCGTAATGACCGCCTTGACCTTCTCACGGAAGGCGAGAGCCTGCTCACGCACATGAGGCGGTGCATCCTGCGAAATAAAACAAATCTTATTGACAGCCATCTCGGCTATCTCTTCGGGGGAGTGTCCTCGATCAGTCGTCGTGAACACTTTAACCGCACCGATCTCCCCGGTGCCTACCGATCCTTCCATCAGGTCACCGCAATGCGAAGCTGACCTGACCGGAAGACATCCTTGCGATCCCTTCCCTCACCGAGGTTCTTAACCCTCGGCAAGGTCTCTTGATAGCGCGTCTGATAATAGGTCAACAACTCTGCATCGCCCTTCATAAAGATATAGGCTTCGATCAACGAAGCGTAGAGCAATGCGTCGTAAGCATTGGTGCCGAGCCACGTTGTAGTGTTGCTCGAAGAAAGTCCATCTGGCTTATAAACATAATGGAACTCCATCGTGTAATCGGCATCCGGTACAGGAGCAACCAAGAGATTGGTATCGTCAAAGATGGAATAATAAAGAGGCCGTCCCGTCTCTGTGGTGTCGGGGTAGGACTCCTGAAGAAAGTTCACGTCCTTGTTGAGGAGGAAGTAGTAGGTATTGGACGACACCACCGACAGCGAGAAGGGTGCCAGAAAATCGTTAGGCAGCGCCAGATACTTGTTCGCAGAGGTCAGCGTTCCCTGCGTGTTTTTCCTGAACACGGGCAACTGAACCTCGAACAGGATCCTCTGTTCGGCATTAGAAATGAACTGGTCTATCTGCGATACGAAGACCGTTTCGGTATTGTCCGTGTAATCTTTGATCGCCTGCACCAGTGTCGAGTAAGTAAGCGCCATCTCATCAACTCGTTGTAATCGTTACAGTGCCAATAGCGGAATTGATCTGCATCGTCTCCAGTCCCTGAGTCCCCAAGACCTCGGCACTGTTGCCATCCCCCACGGGATCCCACGCAAACAGCCCACGACCAGCAGTCCCTCCATTGGGACGGGGATCGAACAAAGCCTGAGGATCGACAATGGGAATAGCACCCACCCAGTTCTGTGGTTGATCGGGATCGAACACATCCTGACCCACCCTCAGCCCTGTACGCATTCCCCTCTGAACTTCATAAACCAGTTGGCTCAAGGGATAACGGAAGCCCGTCTTGTCACAATACCCATAAGCATACTTGCCGCGCGCATAGGGATAGCTCATGCCGAATAGTACTCAGCAAGTGGGATCAACCTAAAGGGAGCCTTGACCCTGTTCTCTTCGGCAGCCAATCTGAACTGTTCCTCGTATTCCTGCTTCAACATAGGCACCCGTGGTGCCGCTTCTGGCTTCTTGATGGCGATGTAATAAGCAAGACCTGCCACCATCGCAGGAAGGAAAAGAGCAGGGATGTCGTAATTATTTGAACCCTTGGTTCCCGTATCCGTCATTCGCCTGACGCGCCAGTAGACAAACTGGGCAGTGGTGAAGGTTGAACTGGCGGTGGGGTATATATAAATGGTGGGGGCTGTGCGCTGACGGTCAACCCAGTACTGGTTGGGACGCCCCTTCTCCAACTTGTCAGGGATAGTTGCGTAGGTAACGGGTGATACGCGCGAGATGGACGAGTCAATTTGAAGGGTGGCATTGGATGGGTCTGTCCTCACCACGGCCTCTATGATGTCAACGGTATCATCCGGCAGGCTATAGGACGCGGTTCCCTCCGTGAAAGCAAAGTAGCCCTCTTCGATACACCACAGATTAAGCCCACGGTTCTGCCACTCAAGGCCCATCAGGTTGAGGCTGCGGCGAGCCGTCTTTAGATCGTAACCGCTGCGCATCTCAAGCCCTGCGCGCTCGAACGCTTCCTCGGCTATCTCGTTTATATCGAGGTTGAATGTGGCAGTCGTCTCTACAGCCATGAAAGCCTACGCCTTTTTCTTACGAAGCTTGCCAAGAGTCACAGCGAGGCGCGCCCTCTGTCCTTCCTTGCCGCCCTTCTTAGCGGCTGCCCGAAGTTTCTTCTTGGGGATAGGCTTGCCCTTCTTAGCTCCCAGTTCCTTGCGCAGCGCGCCCTTGTTCTTGGTCGCGTCCTTTATCCAGTTCTTTTTCGTAGCCATAACGCCCTCACCTGTTCTGGTTGTTATAGCGCCGATTGTATGAACTGGCCGCACCGCCTCCTTCAAAACCACTCCGACGCCCAAGACGCTTGTCACGCTCGAACATGGTCTCGCCTGCCTCACGCACGGGAAGGGCACCACGACGGCCCAACTCACCCGCCATCGTCCCACGCCCCGTCTCCGTGAGACCACCGAGGTAACCGCCAGCCTGCATAAGGACAGCACTATCGTCCTCACGCGGAAGCCGGGTGAGTCCGCCTATCGCGTAACCGTCACGAGAATCTCTCTTCGCCATAATCGACTCCTAAGCCATCGGCCCGTAGGTGAAAAGACCCTTAGTCTGCCTGATCACCTTACCGCCCTTGTTGTTGCCATAAGCCGCGACACGCCTCTTCTTGGCTTCTCCTACGTCGCCGCCTGTTCCATCGACCTCAACAGGCATACTGCCATACGCTTCGTCGGTCTTGACCTTGTTGAGAGCCGCCGTTTTTGGGTTCAATGTCGGCATCATGCTTTCCTTTTCTTGGCTTTCTTTTTCTTGCCCTTGTCCATCGTCTTGACAGCAGCATAGGCCCTTCGCCCAAGCGCCTTCTCCTCGCCCTTGCTTTCCTTTGCGCGTGCGGCCAGATTGCCCTTGGTGCCGCGATGGCGCTCCCCCAAGGACATTTTAAGGCGGGAGCCGAACTTTCCCTTACCCTTCGTAGGTTTCTTGGTCGTCTTTCCTTTCTTACGCATAACCCTGTTCCCTTCACTGTTGGCAATCGCCAATGCCTGTTTGCGATTGGTAACCTTCTTGCCGGAACTACTCTTGAGAGTCCCGCGTTTGAACTCGCCCATGACGATGGCGATCTTGTCGTCCCTCGTCGTCACTGGATTCCCCGCACGACAATGGATATCAAAGCCGACACGATAGCCACGTTTGATACCCAAATCACCCGCTCTAAACGAACCAGCCTACGTTCAACCGACTCCCAGCGCACAGCACACTCGCGCTCGTGCGCCATCAGTTCAGCGGCAACGTCCCGCTCCGCCACCGATGCCATGACACTACCCGTCGAACATGAAGGTGACGGAGGACAGAAGGTCTGTATCCACAGGCATATCCATACTCATAGCGGTGGCAAAACGAATACCCGTACCACCGATGTTGGGATAATTGACGCTACCGTCTGTCTCGCCGGGATTGAAAGTGAGGCGAGCCGTACCCGAAGCGGAAGACGTAGCGCCGTCTTCAATGTCGATTGTCTCGCCAGCAGCATTAGCCCCCTCAACCAGATACCAGTTCTTCAGACGGGTATCCTGATTATTGATCATAATTCGGATACCAGCCACCACCCCCGCACTCACACTGTTACTGTCGGAGCCGCTGGCCTTAATGGAAGAAATGAAACGGAAGTAGCTTGAGCCTGTTGCCGTCCCAGAACTTGGTCCGGTAATGCTCTCAGTCTGAACATTGCCGTAAACATCCAAGCCCACCACGCTGTAGGTGATGGCGGTAGAGTTACCATCCGAGGTGATGTTGACGGTACGACATAGTTCTCCCAAGTTCACATAACCGGCATTATCGCCCACCGTCAACGAGGTCGTCGCCGAATCGCTATAGATGAGATCGATAACCGAGTAGAGATTAGATGAGTAAACGCTTGCCGCGTTAGGCCCAGTCACCTCTTCCGTTACCGGAATGCCGCTCCCGTCCTTTCCTTTGACAGTCAACGTCACCGAAGAATTGTCACTCGCAGAAGCGAATGACACACGGCGCGGCGCGGCCCTTCCATAGTTGACCCTACGGATACCGTTCTTCTCTTCTGAATCGGCTCCATCAATCGCCAACTGACCATTGACGCTCTGGGACGTACAAACACCATCACCATCCCCAGCAGTCGCCATGCCGCCGTCGAGGAGCATGTAGTACTCGTCATCGGTTAAAGCAGCAGCATCCCCGCAGGCGTCAACGTCCGCCGCAGGGTTGCTCGTGCTTTCAGCGGTACCAGAATAGGTGTAGGTAAAAGACCTTAGATCGGTCATGGTACCCTCCTATGTCAGGTTGATGTTCTGGATATACCAGACAGTCAAAACACCAACGCCGCTTCCGGTTGCCACAGAGTCGACTGAAATCCTTACATCGGTCGTCCCGACATCGCGCCAGTTGGCTCCTGTGCCGGTGGTCGCCGCCGTCATGTTCACCAGACCAGCCGCCGACGTTACCATGCCGTTGACATACAGGTCGGTAGTGGTGCCGTCTCCGACATCGAGGGTGTTAGTGCCGCCGTCCCACACCGTTGTGACAAGACATTTGATGTCTATGATCTGACTGTTGGCGGGAATGATCATGTCGGTGCTGGCTGAAGTGGCAGCTTCGGTAATGGCCTCAGACTGCGCCATTACAACAAAACCAATATTCTTCATGTCAGTGCCTACCGTAGTGCCGGTAGTGTTGTTGATCGTGCCAGCCTTGACTGGCCCAGAAAAAGTTGTCGTACCCATAACCAAGTTCTCCTATGAGAGAAAGGCCCCAGTGTCTTCATAGCGTCTGCTGGGTCAGTCCCAAGGGCCATTGATCCCAGAAAAGGTGGGGGCCTGCGATCCCCCTTACTATAACAGCGCGCCCGTAAGCTCCACTCTATAGCTTGCTTATACTAGCGCTGGGTCGCTATCCCAACATAACCACCATACAAGCCAAAAAAGAAAGCGGGGGCACGAAGCCCCCGCTCGCCTTTAGGATGCTCCCTCGCAACCGAACATTCCGAGGGGATCTGAGACACCGAACACATAGCGTTCGCGTGCCTTGTAACGCACGTTACCCGTATCGAAGTCGCCGTCCATCGATGTCTGGAGCGGAACACGAGTAAAGTGTTTCATGCCATTGGGCACATCGGTGACGATGTACCACGAGTCGGTATCCGTGAGATAGTGGTTCACAGCATACCCCTCGGGGATCGTACCGTTGTGGTTGATGGCGTTGATGTCATTGTCCGCCGTTCCCGTGCGGCCTTCCGAATCGAGGATCCGGGTAGCCACGAACATGTTGTTTGGCGGAACAATAAGCTTCCGAGGTTTGGCAGCAATCAACAAACCCTTCTCATCCACGAACGCGGCGATAGAAATAACAGCCGCTTCAAGACTGGTCTCATTGAGATCGGTCTGGGTGGTGGGAGTGTTGGCATTGGTGCCACCGGCAACGGTTGGGTGAGCCGTATTAAACAGCGAAACGCCGTCACCCGAATCGAAGTTGTCGGTAGTCGGAAGACCTTGGTTGAGCGGAACAGCGGCCTTCACCTGCTTGGTGTAAGCCATCGCTCTCGCAAGTGCTTTTGTATAACGCGCAGACAGCGAGTCATACAGGTTGTCTTCCATCGCTTCCTCGGTAATCGCAAAGCCCATTGCGATGGTCTCGTTGTTATAGCGAACAGAGAAGCTCTCACTTGCCGTGTCGTAATTGATCGCTTCACCTTCCGCTTTAACAGGAGCCTGTCCGAAGCCCGTCAGCTTAACCTCCTCTTCAAACGAACGGTCAGAAGTCTCTGTCTCGTAAATCTGCTCGCTCTCGTTCTCGTAGGTTTCGTAAGTCAAGCCGAACAAAGCATTGAGACCGGGCAGTAGCTCCTTCAGCATTTGTGCTCTTGAAATAGCCATGCCAGCCTCCTATGCCAAGGTGCTCGTCTGGTACTGATGCACACCGAAGTTCCATGTAACGAGAACGTCTGGATATGTATCAGTCCAGTTGTTATTGGGAGCTTCAAACAGCCCAACAACACGAACAGCTAGAGTTGCGGTCGTTGCAGCATCCGCATCAACGGTAAGTTTGCTCTGCTTACTGAGGTCAAGCGTATTAACATCAGTAACATTCGTAAGAGCAGAGTTCTTCCCTTGATCCGTGGCGACCATAGCGCCATCTGCTTGGACCTTAAAAACCGCCCTCGGGTTATCCCACACATACACCTGTACGGCAGAATGACCTGAAGAGGTCATCGAACTCGCAACAAGATTGTTGGAGAACGTCAATTGCCCCGTGCTTCCGTCGATATAACGGAAGCCAGAAGCGACGCCTATGGGAGTGGTCGTAGCGCCATAGGTGGTAGTCGGGGTGGCCGTGATCGGAACGGTAACACCATCCGAGAAACATACGGGTTGCCCCGCAAAAATCGCGTTGGTGTTATTCGATCCGAGCGGATATTGAGTGGCACCACCCGTATTGTAACTATCACCAAGAACGCCAACTTGGATCATCCCATAAGGAGCTTGTACTGAACCAGCCATGATTCAATGTCCTCATGTTATGGAGGGCAACTACCCTCCTTTGCCAAAGTCTACCCGCGTCTTCCGCTCTGATTTAAGAAGCGGCATACGAGGATCGTTCGCCCGCATGTAATTCGACTCGACGGCATCCATCTGTTGTTCCGCCTTGTCCCGATAATGTTCAGCCCTTTTCTGGTGCTTCTCGTGCGGCATCTTGCACAAAAGAAGACCGCCAACCTCGATGTTTCCATCGGATCCAAAACGCGAACCTACATCAGACTGGATGCAAAGTTCAGGATGGTCTTCTGCCCGGCAGGGCACCCAACCGCCTCTGAACATCTTGGACACATTGGTGTTGTCAGCGTGGCCCATTATCGAAGTGCGCACCCACCTGAAAACCCATCCCTCCTGCGGGTCGGGGTCGGGTAGTAGTGATGGGGGTACCCACTGTGTCTCGGTGCGTGATTCCTTTTCACGGGTTTCGTGGTGTCTCGGTGTACGAGCGTCATCTTCCATGCGCCATCTCCTTCGCGACTTGCTTCGCATATTGTTCGGGCGTAATCCCCAGTTTCTTGGCGAGATCAATCTGGGTGCCGGTGAGTGTTACTTTGCGTGGCGGCTTGCTTCCTCTTGTCGCAGGAGCAACCACGGATTTGCGAGGAGTCCCCTCACGCGCAGGCTCTTCCTCGAAGCGTTCAGGAAAGACCTCCCTTACGCGCTTGTCGACCCTGAGGTAGTAATCTTCTGAACGGGGATCAATCCGCTCGTCAACCACCAGCTTGTCGTGCAGGCCGTAGGCGAAAGAAGTCATTTCCTTGTCTTGCCCGAACCAAGGGTTGTCGCGTAACCATTGGATGGCACGGGGGTCAGGAGGCGCTACATAGTCTTGTTGCGGAGCGGGGCTGTCTTGCCCGTTACCGGGTGGCGCTTCCTGTGCAGGCGGACGCATGTCTTCGACGCTCCGCTTGGTGTAATAGGCTTCATTAACCATCTTCTGAGCCTCGACGATGCGGTCACTATCACCGGCGTCGTAGGCTTCACGAAATTCCTTCTCGGCAACCGATAGCTCTGTATCAGTCTTGGCCTCGGTGGCCTTGTAGAGAGCCTCGTTGCCTCGCTTCAAAAGGTTCTTGAGATCATTGTTCTCTGACACCATGCGTTGAGCGTGAGCGAGAGCCTCTGTATTCTGGCGCTCTGCCGTCTCCTTTGCACGGCGCTGCTCGTGGAACTCATACTTCAAACGCTTGATGCGCTTCTGAACGCGATCAGAATATTGCCCTATCTCGTCTTCAGAGATATCGAAGTCGGCTGCCGCTTCCCTGTCGCGCGCAGACACCCTGTCGTCGGCAGGGGTGTCGTCCACGACCTCAACCTCAATGCCGTCTTCTTCCTCAAATTCAACTTCCTGTTGTTCAGCCATCATGCCCTCGCATATCCTCTGGGATCATCAACCACACCCTCGACACTGTCGTCGTTTATAAAACGAAACTCCTTGCCGTGGATCTTGAGACGGGTACCTTGGAAAGCCCTGAAGAGAACAAAGTCCCCTTCCTTGCACCACGGTCCCGATGGGAACCTCTTGGTGTCACTGTAAGCATCAGGCCCCATTTTTAGAACGAAACCCACAACACTCGACACCGCTTCCGTTTCCATCGCATTGTCCGTCTTGAAGATACCTCCCTCAGTCTTCTCGTCGACCTCTGGAAGGGCGATCAGCAATCTGTAACCAGAAGGCTGCGGCAATTGCTTGGCCGCTTTTTCCTCTTGGAAATCAACCACTTTTGCCATCACTTACCTCATCATGCGTTGCTTCATAAAGGGGCAACGGTTCCCTTGCGCTATTCCTCGTCTTCGTCTTCATCCTTTACGAGATCGAGGAGTTCACGTTCTGCGAGGGCTATGCCATCGATGCGCCCTACCATGCGCTGGTATTCGGCGTAATCCTTTGCGCCTCCCGTTGCGAGGTGATCGGCACCTTCGTTCATAAACTCACGAAGACGCTTCTGCAACAAAGCTGCGAGATCAGGTTGGTCCATCAAGACGCTGTGCGTTTGATGTTTGCCCAGTATTCTTTAGCTTGGGCTGGGTACATCCTGTCGCCATCCAAGGTGACCAGCGGAATGACCGCAGCTTTCTTGGCTTTCTTGGCAGCCCTCTTTTGAGGTTTGTTGGCCTTAGCCGACACACCCCCTATAGAAATACTCTGCTTGATAGACTTCCTTGCCATTACTCACCCTTTCCTTTGGTGTCTATGAGAGCCTTGGCGATCTCGACACCGAGACGCGCCCCTTCCATCTTTTCCTTTTCGGCAAGCTCGACGCCCTTGATTTCTCCCTCAAGAACATCTCCAGCGATCTTCGCGCCGATCTGAGCACCAACAACCCTCTCGGTGGATTCGATGCGTTCGCGCTCGCGGGCATCAGTCATGGCTGCCTTCTCAAGCTCGACATCTGCCTTGAGCTTGTCTGCCTTGGCTTTCCTCTGAACGTCCATCTCGCGGATCTCAAGCTCGCGCTGCTGCTGCTGCACGATGGGATCCTCTGCCATACGCTGTGCTTCTGCCTGACGCGCCTCAGCGATGTCCTTCTGCAAGAGCTTCTCTGACGCTTGCGCAAGCAATCCTGCGAGTTGCTTCTCAACGTCGCGCGGGAGAGGTTCTCCCTCTGGCGGGAGGGGAGCGCCGAACTGTTCTTCGATCTCGTCCCTGTAGAGGAACGCCAAGTGCTGACGGATGTGCGACTCGGCTGCCGCCTGTATGGAAGGAGCCATAGGAGACTGCCTCACAAGCGAGAGGATCTTGGGATCCTGAAGGGCCGTCATGTGGACGGTGATGTGAGCCTTCTGATCCTGATACGAGAAAGCCTTGACGGGCTTTCCATTGATGATGTTCTCGTTCTCGGTAACGGGGTCGATGGCCTTGATGTCGTCCTTGTCTGGAACGATCTTGTCGACATCCTTGAGGCCCATCGTTTCGAGCATCTGGCGGTGCAATTCAGGGAGGTCGTACATCTGAGGAGCCTGCGCAGCCAACTGTAGGGCGGCCTGATACTGCATCACCCTCTGCGCCATCGTGGTGGCGTTTGGATCGGACACCGGAATGATGTCTATGCGGTCGTCGAAGTCCTCAGCCCTGATACCGCCCACTTCGTAGTCGTAAGCCTCAGGAAGATATTCCTTTATCAATGCCGCGAGGATGGAGAACTCCTTGCGCATGGATGCGTGAAGTCTCGCCTGCACAGCAGACATCACCTTCATGCCGCGTTCTATAATCGCGAGGGTCGTTCCGACAGGGGCTTCATTGTTCATGTCGCTGACCTTCATGTCGGCCAGCGAAGCGAAGCGCCTCCCTTCCTCCACAATGTTCCCCAGCAACTGGTAGAGAACAGAGCTAGGCTCCTTGTAGGGAAGGAAGGTTATGTTGTCCCTTATCGCGCCACCGGGAACATCCACATCCCTGAACTCTCCCGGCATGATGGGGGTTTCGTCTCCCTTGATCCTAAGCCCCCTAGACTTGAGACCGGCGGGAAGATTGGAGAGCGTCCCGGCATCCACAAGCTGACGTAGTATTGAGGTCGCAGATTTAGTCAGGCCGCCGATGCAGTGGATCAACCCGTATCCGTAAAAACCCAATGATGGCAAGTACTTATAGTGAACGAAGTGAAGCATCTTCTTTTTGAGTGGGTCGTCTTCCAGCCAATTCCTGTAGACCGACAGAACCTTCCCAGAGGACTTGTCTATAGTCACCACATAGGGCAACGCGATGCCCGTAGGCTCGCCATCCTTAGTGTCCTCGAAATCAGCGAGGTCCAAGTCGGCGTGACATTCGAGAAGAGTGAACCTGTCGTCATACTCGAAGGCGGGTCTCTCTCCCTGCAAGCTATTGTATTGCTCCTGTATCTTGGTGTAGTCGGGGGCGGGTTCCCCGAGATCGATGTCTCGATAGAAGCCAGCTACCTGAAGTTTACGCACCTCATTCTTGGTCTTCTTCATGACATGGGTGTAGCGCGCGCAACTCATCAAATCGGCAGCCCCATAAGACACCACGAGATCCTCTGCCGGAACAAAGGCTGCGGTGGGCCTTCCCATGTCTATGTCGTAATAGATCTTCTTGAAGGCGCTACCCGCCAACGGCAACGCGAACAACATGTTCTCGTGCTCGCTGCGGTAGTCAGGCATCCCTTCGGTAAGCTGGTAGTTCATTTCCTCCTGAACGCGGAGGGCCTGCTTTTCCTTGTCGTCGTTTAGTTCTCCGAGGATCTGCGTCTTCACCGGACCCTTCGCGGGGAACGTCTCCATGATGGACTGAGCCTGAAAACGTATCACGGCCTCAGACAGGACGGGATGGAAAACGCCGCACGCACCCGGCCAAGGGATGGTCCTCTCTTCGATCTTGAGACCGAGGAGGTCAAGACCCTTGATGTAGGTTTCCTCCCAGTCGCTACGCGAATTTCTGTCTGCCTCGAAAGCCCCCATCAACTCAGAACGAACATGCGATAGTTCGTCCTCTTCGATGTGCTCCGCGAGATTGGCGTCGTGGGAAACTGCCTCGCTTGCCTCGCTCTCTGGATCGAAGTCGATGACCATGCCGCCGTCTGGCGTTTCGATGGATATGGCCTCTGGATTGACGACGGCTATCTCGATAGCTTCTTCGGTGTCCCCGCCAATTCCCTCAAGTGCCCTGTCAATCGCCATGTCGATCCTTTAATAAAATTCTGCGTATCTTGGGGGCATCCACTCGTCATCCTCGTCTGATGGGTTGCGGATGAAACCACCCTGCCTGAAGCGCAACAACGCCTGCGTCGAGCTATCTACGAGGTCGTCGTGATCCCCAGAGGGGAATGACGCGAACTCTTCGATGACCTCTTCTGCCCACCGCGTGTTGGGTGCCCACACCATTCCAGAAGCGAACATGTCTGCGACGGCGTTGACGCGGGCTATCTTGTCGTTTCCCTTTGATGGAGTGAACTCTGAGACGGGTATACCCATCTGCCTCAACTCGAACACCAAGGGCATTCCAGAAGCCTTTCCCTCGACGATGAAGGCATCTGGATCTGTGTCCTTCCACATCTCGAAGGCGCGCTTCTTGAGTTCTGGAAACTCAAGCCTCTCCTTGTACGAATCGACAAGGATGATGTCCATCCTGTCTTCGTCCTCGTTGAGGAAGACGCCCCATGTAGTACACGCTGAATAGTCTGAGCGCTCAGTCTTGAGGAATGCCGTGTCCCAAGACTGTATGACGAACTCGCAGTGTGGAGGCTTCTTTTCCTTCCACTCCTTCCACCACTCCCTTTTGACGAGAGCGCCCTCCTCAGAGGTTGGATCCTGCTGATATTGCGCGGACCACTTTGAGAGGGGCAACTCAGAGCGAAGGGCTTCAAGTTCTGTAATGCCCCAATACTCCGGCCACAAGGGATTTCCAGAGGGCATGATGGCGGGAAGCTCTATAACCTCCCACTCGTCAGAACCCATCCTCTTGACAGAGTTGTCGATAATCTTTCCGGTGAGGTCTCTCTTAGACCACCTCGTCATCACGACGATGATGGCACCTCCCGGCTGAAGTCTTTGGCGAGGCCCAGAGGTGTACCATTCATACACCCTATCGAAGACCTCTGGGTTGTATTGTCCCTGCGCTGCATCCTGCTCAGAGTGGGGGTCGTCGATGATAAGAATATCAGCACCCTTACCCGTGACCGCGCCGCCAACGCCGATAGCGAAGTACTCACCACCCTTGTTGGTGTTCCATCTTCCGGCAGCCTTGCTGTCCGATTGCAAACGCGAATCGGGGAAGATGTCCTTGAACTCCTTGTCGTTGAAGAGGTTACGGACCTTCCTTCCGAAGCCCACCGCAAGCTCTGCGGTGTGAGCCGTCTGGATGACCTTTTTATGTGGATACTTCCCCAAGAACCATGCCGGTAGGAGATAAGAAGCGAACTCAGACTTGGTGTGCCTCGGAGGCATATTAACAATGAGGCGCTTTAACTTTCCCTCAGCCACCCTCTCGAAGGCATCAGCCATCGTGGCGTGGTGTTTTCCCTCTATGAAAGGGGGCCACACCGTCTTGACGAAAGTGAGAAAACTCTCGTGGCTCTTCTCTCTTGCCTGAGCACTCTCGTATTGATCGACAAGATCGAGAAGCTCGCGCTGCTCATTGAGGGGGAGCGCCGCGATCTGATCGTGCAGGGCGACGGCGGGTTGCATTCTAGATAATTATCCCCACCGCGAGGCCGACGATGAAACCGCCGATGATGCATTTGTAGTGATCTGTGAGGTACTCGAATATTACAGCCATGTCCAAACCTTCAAGCTAATTGCCACAATTGCCAAAACGGCGATCATCACATCAAACCAAGAAATCGGCGTCATGGCTTCGGGTCCAAACCTCGTAACGGCAGCTATCCGAATGAGGTCTTTCCCACATCGCCACGGCGAGTGCCCTATCTGGGGAGCCGCCCTTCTGTAAATAATCTTCGCGCCAGTCCATGTTTGCCCAACGACTTGGGCGGTGACGCATTAATTGATCTCTTCCCTTCTTGCAGGCCCACAGTCTTTCTGGACAAACCAGAGCCATCTTCTGAACACCGATGTCGAAAGCGTGATCGATGAATGGACGGATGTACCTGAAGGGTGGGTTGGTGATAATCGTGGGCGCGAGAGTGTCGGTGTAGTCGAAGAAGTCCTGAAGCCTTGCGATGTCGGTAGCGACAACCTTGCACCCTCTCTTGGTTAGGGCGTCACTCAATATACCATCCCCCGAGCAAGGTTCCCACACCATCATAGTGGGGAGCGCCCATCGATGAACAAGTTCAGTCACCAGACTCACCGGGGTGGGGTAGTTGTCGTTTAGCTTTCTCAGTTGACCAACACTGTCGTTGCTCCGAAAAAGAGGCGGCTCCCGTGGGGTTGAGGTTCTGGGCACCTTTCACCTTACGGAAGCCGCCTAGTCAGGGAGGAGTATCACAAACCGTAGCTACATCTAGCCGCAACTAACGGGAAGTGTACAATATCTACCCCTCTTGACAGGTGTCTGTCAACTGTTTGTGAAGCTCTTTTCCTAATTGAGCATATCCACAGATGTCATCCCAATGATCGGGAGTGAAGGTTCCGCACTGGATGCGCGCGATCTTATGAAGAATATTAATAATGGCGACCTCATGTGGGAGGACGTGGCAATCCTTAAACTCTCCACTCACTTCAATAACGTGGTGTTGTTCATGCTTCATCATCAAAATATTAGTGATGAGATTGCCTGCAAGCTCTAGGGTCTCTCTGGGATCACCGTGTGTCGTCTGGCGTTTATGTAATAGATCTTCAGTCCTTTTGGCTGCTTCTTCGTTGTAGGTCATGGGACACTCCTTGAGGGCGAGGACGCCCTTTAAAAAATGGTGATTGTATTGAACGATCTTCCACCCTTGCGCCTCATAGTGCGCGCGGTGGGCTGATGGTATGTATTTGGCGAGCAATCTAATGAATGGAGGTTATCTTGATGTCCACTCCCCCAACGTCGCCATTGTCTGGGTGTAGGTCTGATTCGTCAGTGGGAAGATACACCAACACCTGACATGCGCAATTTGGGCAGTGTAGGTTGGTGACCATGAAGTAAACGATGCCGTCTTCTTCCTCGCAATCGTGATCTCCACCCCATATCAACTGTGTCTTACAATGCCAGCAATTCACGATCTCCCTCCCCTGCAACGGCTCCACATCCTGCGCCACAACCAACCATCCGCCATTGCAACCTTACGCGCAACCCACCTCATCAAAGATGAGTGCCACAACCAATGGCGATACACCCTCAATGGGCCATTCCAATGTTGGGAAGGATGAGATCCTGCTCCATGCCCGTACTGATAGCACACACTTCCCTAGATGGGAAAGTGACGAACAATCCCCAATTACCAGTGTTGTGGTTGCGATGGAGGGTGAGAACACTCTGGAACTCGTTCATGCCCCACCACAATGGGTCCATACCGTAGGCGGGCTTTAAATTCTTGAGGAACTGTGGGGAGTAGTCGCAGTCGATTGTGATGTACTCTGTGCCGCTCTTCGGTACCTTAGGTACCATAGGTACCCTCTTAGGTACAAGCTTTAAGTTAGTATCTAAATTAGTACAGTACCCATATAGGGGTACCAACAAGGTACCTAGAAACAGTAGTGCTGTAATTGTTCTCAACATGTGAACTCCTCGGTACATGGTACCATTTTATTTTTAGGGGGTGCCCCCTTTGTGAAACTATCCAGAAGATAGCAAAATGGGGGGTGGGGGTCAAGTAACAGAGAAGATGTAAGAAGATAAGTATGGGGGGGCGCAC